CGTATAACGTTTTGGAATAAAAGCGTCTTTCATGCTTTCGGCAAAGTTACGGCCGCCCGGAGCAAACGCGTCTTTTACGCTGTCTCGGAATCCCGGAATAACGCGTTGACTAATTAACTCGTTTTGAGTTTGAGCTGCGTTGGCCGCGGCCTGTCGCTGTGCCATGTCCGCAACAATTTGATCGGGCGTAGCCCCCGCAGCAGCCGCAGGAGCGCCTGCCCCACCGGCCATAACGGCTTGTTGCTGTGCGCCCAAATTAGCCATCTGTCCCGTAACCACGGGGGCCGGAGCCGCAGCCGTGACAACAGTGCTTGGTATTCCAACCGGAGGTTGTCGCATACCCGCAGTAAGCGCTTCTTGGGCCGTGACAGGAGCACCGGACGCATTTAGCGACGTACCCGCGGCTCTAGCCAAGATAGATTCACTCTGTGTTTCGGCTAGTTCCGCAACCATCATGTCGCTGCTTTTAGCTACGTCAGAAATCGTGTTCTGTGCGGCGCTTTGTGCGGCGCTTTGTGCGCCGGGTAGTGCGCCAGTAACGCCTTCTTTAAACCCGGAGCCAAACCCTGTTCCAGCTTTAGCGCCTTGAATTCCGCCCTGCACGCCGCTAAACAACCCGCCAATTGCGCCACCCAAAGCCGCGCTCTTAAGGGCGTCTTTAAGGCTTCCGCCTTGAACTAATGTGCCGATACCACTACCAAGCGCACCGGCGGCAATAGTGCCAAGGCCCGGGGCTATAAAGTTTAAACCAACGGATAAGATAATAGGCGCGGCTTTCTTAATTACTTTGATTACGCCCTTTACGGCTTTTTTAAGACCCCGAGCAAGCTTCTTAAGAAAGAACTCGGGCTGGCCGGTTACGGGATTAATCGAGTTTAGCTCACTGCCTACAACGTAACGGTCAGGGTCAATGCCCATAGAGCGCATCTGTCGAAACAAAGAATCTTTGAGGCGGGGGTTTTCTTCAAACACGGCCATAGGAATAACGGTCTCGCCTTGCGCGGCGTGAACTACGTACGTATCTTCGTAACGGCCAAACTTAGCTAGGTCATCGGCTATTCGCTTAACAGAGGCCACACCGCTGCTAGGCAAAGGTGCGTCGTCATCGGCCCAATCGCCAATATCTGCGGTCAGAAAAGACGCAAGGCCGCCATCCGGAACCTCAAACGGGTCGGGGCGTGAATATACGGACGTTTCGGACATTGAGTCGCTCCTCGATTAATCTGGGCCTCTGCCCGATTTTATCAGTACTTAAAGCACTATTCTACAGCATCTTATCTAAGGTGTGTTAACTGTAACAGACCCTACGCTACCTGTCCCAGAGACCCCTAATGCGTTCGGGGAATAGGCCAAAGTTATCTTCAAAAACCCCTCTTTCTCGTATACGGCTCCGACTTCCAGACCTTGATCACTGCCGCTTTGCAAGTTAGTCAAAGTTATGTCGGTAGCCCGCACATCGCCCGGGTTCTGTATCTGGCGGATCAGGGTCTCATACGCTTCCTGAATAGCCGCAATCGTATCCTGCTGGTATTCCGCAGGCGGGTTAGGAAAATAGACACGGGTAAGTTGTCTAGATGACATTATCTTCTCCCGTCGGGCCTAATATCTACTCTAGGAGTACCTAGCCGCCACTGCGTATCGGTCGTATCAGACTCAACTTTTAACGCAAAGGACCGACCCCGTAACCGTATAAAAGTCTGCTCAGTAAACTGTTCCACGGGCGTAGTGGCTGTCTGCACCACGCTAGAGTTATCACTCTGTAAATAAGCTCCGCCCGGGAAGTTACGGGCCTGCAACGTAAAAGTAGCGTTAGGCGCGTCGGATATAGAGTTTTCAAAGGTCAGATCAGGAATAAGCTTGCTCAAGAACACAAAGTTGTTGCCTTCGCCTATGCTCATCTGACTGCTTTCAATGTAGCTTGTAATAGCGCTAGGAGGATTAGTACTACCGTCGTTCTGACCCGTTTCGTGGTTATACAGATAACCGTCTGTGGAGGCCGCAATCGGGGCGTTAAACAAACCGCGGTCCTGCCACGCGGTTCGAGTCAGAGTGCCCACCGCCCACGTGTTCTCTACGTAATTGAAGACCACATAACGGTCGTTCTCGTTAGAACTTGCAGACGGGTAGAACCACCAAACTTCTGAGAAAGTGCTGTTAAGCGCGCAAACGGTCAGATCTATCTGAGAGTTGTTGATATCGTCAAAAATGTACGCTCTAACCGGGCACGGAAGCTTCTGTGTTTGACCGGTGTAGACGTAGAAGTCCCCGATGCCCATCCAAAACACCTTGTCGTCCACCGCAGTAACCGCAGAAGGCCCCGCAATAGTGATGTTTTCGGCAACTTGCGCCAGACCAAAGGTAAAGGGCGGCCCTAAAAATTGCATAGAGTGCAACGAGATGTCGGTAAACACCAAGACTTGGTTGCGCGTTTCTACCGCGACTATAATTTCGGAGCCAGAACCTACCCGCAAATCGCCCGCAGTATTAGTTACTTCCGCATCCCAATCGGTTAAAGATTCTTGCGACGAGAAGCGTATTAACAATGGATCTTGTACGCCCACGTTGTTTTGAGCATCACACCCAAAAGCAATGATGTGGCGATCCGTGTCGCTGACAAGCACTTGTTTGGCAATAGTAGGAGTGCCCGGATCGGCTCCCGGCAAGTCCGCTAAAGCAACCGCCCTATCTACGCCGTAATCGCTGGCGCTGGTGTCCCAGTAGTAAATACCGCCGTCACGAGCGTTAAACAAAAGGTCTTCACCAAAATTGTCTATGCCCCACAAACGTACGTTGTTTACGGTGCTCAGTGTAGACGAAGAACCCCACGTGCCACGGCCCCAAGTGCTGGATCCCCAGCCGGTGCCCGACACTACTACGCCAAGGCCGGAGTTTATTTGATAAACGCCTACTACCGCTGCACCCCCATTACCGGTATCTGACCCGTCGGCCGTGACCGGCGTAGGGTTAAGCACGCCATCTACAGTAATGCTTGCGATTGTCGATACGGTGCGCGCTTGAACAGTGTAGTTGTTCTCGTCCACGACGTTTATCTGATATTCCTGATTCAGAACATCTGCGGTAATTTGACCGCCAAGAGTGGCTGCACCGCTAAACGTCACAAAGTCCCCTGTAGCCGCCCCATGACCGGTGTCCGCAACGTCAATAGTAGAGGATCCGTTGGTCGCGCCAAACGTTACGTCGCCCGCGGCAGTGGTAGCCCGGATAGGGGTAATGTCGTAGTAGAAGCCGCCTTCGTTAATATAGAACTTAAAACGAGTGCCCACGGCCATGAGCAACGAGCCTTGCAGGGTTACGTAGGAGTGAAGGGCGCGACAGGGCGCAAGAAAGCTGTAGTTAGACCGCCTAGTCCAACCGCCTATTTTCTCGGGGAATCCAAATCGGAACCGGATCTTGTCGGAGTCCGACCAACCGCCTTCGTTAGAATAGCTGGTGTTTTCTTTGTTAACACCGGGTCTGAATTGTAATTTCGCTAAGGGCATTCGCTAACCTCATAATAGGTATTCACCTGTCTCGATCATAGATGCGAGTTCATGTGCGCGGCCTTTAACGTCCCGACTCCACTTTGAGTCAAGGAACTCCTTTGCTGCGAGGGTATAATCTGCCACTTCCATGGCAGCTAATGCGAGTCTGAAACCACGAAGTCGAGTGGCACCAAGGTTAAAACTAATGTCTATAATAGCATCTTTTCGGACATCATCAAGGTCGGTAAACCACGGATATTCCAAAGAAAGCTCTTTAATTACTCGCGCTATGTCGTTCTCAAGCAGGTAATCGACTTCATCATCGAACAGGCCCATACCGGTGTTCGAGATATTCCTACCCACACCGATAGTTTCGTATCCGGCAGAACACAGGTAAACGTGGCTTTTTACGCCTTCATGGCGCTTGAGCATTTCAAGTAGTTTTTCGGTCACTAGTCGCAAAGCTCAGCTAATTCTTTCCAGTCTTGTGCAGTCCAGTTAGAGGTATCCACAGAGGCAGGAAGCTCAACCGTAATTCCGGAAACACTAGCACCAAGGAAAGCGCCTGCGGCGTTAGTGTTACCCTTCAAACAGGCCATAGCGTTGTCTTCGGGTGTAATCTCTAAGCTATTCAACTGGGTACAAGCAGCTAGTGCGTAGCACGCAACACCTAAAATAAGTACTCTCATGAGAACCATCCTTTAATAGACTGAAATGTGCGCACTGGGTAGTACAGAGCGCCTGACTTAAACCGTCCAAGACCTAGTACGCTCAGGGCTTCTCGAAACACCTTGTCCGCCTGCTTTTGGTTCTTAACAACGCCGTCTCCGTGGGTGCATAAATAATCGTGGACCACTGCCGCCTTTCGGTTTTTTGCGTTCGCTACAGGCACTAGCCACCGAAGCAGCTTAGGTACACTCGCCAGATCAGTGCAATACCCCGCAGGCACGGTCACGGTGCGCCCCAGAACGTCGCTATAATACACCAATGGGGCATGTAGCCGCCATCCACCATCCACAGCTTCGGCAACTAGCGCGGTCTGGAAGTGGCTCATAATACGCACCTAGGGCTTGTTAATAAAACTAAAGTAGGACCCCGTTAGCAGGGCACCTAAGAAAACGTAAGTAAAAGCCTTGATTATGGTATTTGCCGCAGTACTTTTAGCTGACCGCCAAGAGTCTAGAAGGTCACGTATTTCACGCATGTCATGAACAGCGTCGTCGTCTTGTAAACCCACGTCACGTAAAGCTTTTTTAGCCCCCGCCTCCGCAGCACGCTGTATCATCGCTTCTAGCTCTAGGTCGTTCATCTCATGGGTCCTCCTACTGCTTTAAAACAAACTAAATAGCGTCTAGGTCATCGTGCGTAATACAGGCGTTAATAGCCACGATGCTGGCATCTTTCACGTCTTTGGCTGTGCTAACGGCGGCGGCATCACCCGTAGCGTCATCTGCTTCAAGTCGAGCCTGCTCGTTGGCAACTTGTGAGTAAGTGCTTTTAGCTGCACCAATCAAACCACCCTTGCGGTCATCTACAGTGATGTCCTTGACAGCATAGACAATCTGCACCGGATCAACTGAGACATCAAACGTATGGCCGTCATAGGACTGTCGATTAGCCGTAATAGCAGGCTTCACTTCAACCGCTGATTTCCAGCCAGACTCGCCCGCAGGAGGCTGCGTGTCCCAGACTTGTGTTACTTCGTTGTTTACTACTTTTGCAAATAAAGACATGAGAGTCTCCTTGTTTTAAGAATTAGTGTTTTGGGTTAACTTGCGGTTATGGCAAGGGTAAAGTCGCTGCCGCCTGTAACCTTTAGCCACGTAGTTAGAGCGCCGACTTGTATAGGGGAGCTGCGCTTAGTAACAGTGCCATCTCCCAGTTGGCCCTTGGCGTTCAGCCCCCAAGCCCATAGAGTTCCGTCGGTTTTAGTGATAATCGTGCTGTATTGACCATTAGCAATATTTGACCAAGTAGTTAGTGCGCCTACTTGCACGGGAGAAGAACGGTGGGTGGTGTCGCCTACACCTAATTGCCCGTCAGAGTTTTGCCCCCATGTCCATACTGTGCCATCAGTCTTAGTGGCTGCTGTGTATTGTTGGCCCCCCGCAACATTTGACCATGTAGTAAGCGATCCTACCTGTACCGGGGATGAGTAGGTAGTGGTGTTGCCTTGGCCTAACTGGCCGGTGTTGTTCTGCCCCCAAATCCAGAGGGAGCCGTCTGTTTTAGTGGCAACGGTGAAGTTACCCCCGCCAGCGATTTTATCCCACGTAGTAAGCGCACCTACCTGTACGGGAGAATTGCGGTTAGTGTCAGTGCCATCGCCTAGTTGACCGTGGGCGTTATACCCCCAAGCGTAAAGAGTTCCGTCTGTTTTAGTGGCTAGGGTGTGGTATCCACCACAGGCAATACTTAGCCATGTAGTAAGTGCGCCTATTTGTACCGGGGAGCTGCGGATTGTTATTGTTCCATCACCTAATTGACCGGAGCTATTCATCCCCCAAGCCCAAAGGGTGCCATCGGTTTTAGTGGCAATAGTTTGGTATCCACCCGTAGCAACCTTGTCCCAATCAGTAAGTGCGCCTACTTGTACTGGGGAAGAACGGTTAGTGGTAGTGCCATCGCCTAGTGATGCTTGGCTGTTTAACCCAAAAGTCCATAGTGTGCCGTCGTTTTTAGTCGCAACTGTGTGATTAGTTCCTCCAGCAACATTTAACCACGTAGTAAATATGCCTACCTGTACCGGGGAGGAGTAGTCAGTTGTATTGCCTTGGCCTAGTTTCCCGTAGGTGCCTTGCCCAAAAGCCCAAAGCTCCTTGGCTAGTGTAGGCTTGGGCCACAGACCTTGCTTCTCGTAGTCTGCTGCTTGGTCTAGCGTCCATATACCGGATGCTGTGCCGCCTTCGCCGTCAACAGGGCCGACAACAGTAGGTGCGAGTTTGGTTATAAAACCACCGGGCCACTTTCCACTCATTTGACTCTCCGAAGTGTCTTCTTCTCGCTAAGGTGTTCTTTAATCTTGGCAAAGGGGGCTTCCCAATCACCAAAGGACTCTTGCCGCAATAGCTTCATTGTATCGTAATAAGGGCAAGTATCACCCTCCTGTGCATAGAAAAAGTAAGGCATGACCGGAATAATCGTCCAAGTCTCAACGCCCATTGCAGCCGCTAAGTGACTGACTGACGTACAAGAAGAGATAACCAGATCACACGATGCCGCTGCCTGTCGGGTATCTTCCCAAGAGTCTAGTGGAACCTGCTTAACCCATGACGGGCAAGCATCTGCGCCTTCATCACGTTGTAAGGAGATAAACTCCGCATCCACGTCCTTTAGCGCGTCAAACATCAGGTCATACGGGAACTTCTTCTGGTGTTCTGCTTCAAAAGCAGTTTGTCCCTGCCATCTAAGGCCAATGCGCTTACGAAAGCCTTTAATTGTTTTAGGCTTAGTAATGTAGGCTTCGCCCGTTAGGTCTTCTAATTCAAACCCAAGAGGCACAATAGCCGACATACCTTGCACGTAGAAATCGTGATAAACGCCCTGACAGCAGTCGTGCTGAACAACCGCGCTAACCCCTTCTACGTCTGTGAATAGCGTAGCCAATGAGCCAGAGCAGGCCACAACGACCTTACAGCCCCTAGCAGCAATGTGCTTGGCAAAACGTACTTGATGTATCTGGTCGCCCAGACCACCTTCGAGATTTAGTAGTACCGTGCCTTTAGACTTGCCATCCCACGGCGGTGTGGGTGAGTTAGGTGCAGCGTTTCCAAAGACCCCAGCCCTTCGACCACGATCCATCAGTTGGTAGCCTTCCTGTATCTTGCCCTGTCTAAGCAGATACCATCCCCGGTTAAACGCCGCTCTATGATTGTTTGGCTCGTCCTTCTCAATCTTCTGGGCTAACTGCCACCCCTCTGCAAAGTTACCCATCTTAGACGCGGCTAACTGGAGGTCTAGGTCGTGTAACTCAGGCGTGGTGCGTGGCTTATCTAACCAGAATTCAGGCTGACAGAAGGCGCTGTAGTGATGCTTTAACACGTCACGAGGGTCTTCGCTGTGCTGCTTGGCAAGTACCGGCTTGATGTCGTGCATACCAGCAAAGCCGTGTATCTCTTCGTCATCCTCTTGGACGCTAGTGCCGTCAATGGCGGTGAAGTCATAATCAAAGTCGTCTAGGCCCAAGAAGGCGTGTATGCGGTCAAGCTGTGCCTTTGGATCAGCTAATAGGTCTTCGTATTCGACTATGCAAAAGCACTCTGGCGCAAACTCGTAACCTGTTTGTAGTGTGATATAAGCTGCCTTTAAGTGTTCCGAGAGCTGCCCTGACTCCATAAACGCATCAAGGTCATCGGGTTTAGCAACACGCACAAAGGAGGCCATGCAGTCTGGTATAGAGCGCACAGTAGCAATGATCTTGGGTTTTTCCCCAATCACTTCAGTCATAGCCTGCATAATCTGCGGGATAGGCCAGCCACGGCCCTTGTCTATAATAACAGGCGCATCAAAGTCTTCGTAGAACGCCTCAATAGTGCCCCGCATAGAGCTGACTAGCGTCTTGTGGTTCTTCACGTCAGCTTTAAGAAGCCCGGTAGATGCCCACGTATTAGCCATCCCATCCAAAGCAAACACCAAGCCCGATGTCGTAGAAACATGGGTCTGCTTATTCTGGTTGAGTATCGCCGCCAGTACCGTGGAACCGGAGCGGGGTACGCCTGACATAAAGTGTAATTGTGCTTTCATATTTATACCGATCTTTTAATTGCAACCCCAGACCTACTCTGGCATCCGGGAGATATTCTAACCCAATTTGTTTCTGAACCAACTTGTACCGGCGAAGAGTAACTGGTGGTATTGCCTAAACCTAGCGCACCGTAGGTGTTGCCACCCCAAGCCCAAAGAGTACCATCAGTTTTAACGGCCAAAGTGGACCGGTATAGCCCAGATAAGTTAAGCCACGTAGTAAGTGCGCCGACCTGTACTGGAGAAGAGTAGTAGGTGGTGTTCCCTGTACCTAGTTTCCCTTGGTAATTACTGCCCCAAGCCCAAAGAGCGCCGTCGGTTTTAATGGCTAGTGCGTGACTTCCTCCGGCTATCTGCGTTGACCACGTAGTGAGCGCACCTATCTGCACCGGAGATGAGCGGCTAGTGGTAGAGCCATCGCCTAAACGTCCAAAACTCCCATTCCCCCAGCTCCACATAGTTCCGTCAGTCTTAATAGCTAGGGTGAAATCATAGCCGCTAGACAGTTTAAGCCAGTTAGTGAGCGCACCTATTTGTACCGGAGATGACCGCTCTGTTGTAGTGCCGTCTCCCAACTGTGACTGAATGTTCTTCCCCCAAGCCCAGAGAGTTCCGTTGGTTTTAACAGCGAAGCTACTAGCGAAATTGGCGCTCACTTCATTCCATATAGTAAGAGAACCTACCTGTACCGGGGAGGAGTAAGTAGTGGTATTGCCTAAACCTAGTTGGCCACTACCGTTGTTTCCCCAAGACCAAAGCGTTCCGTCGTTTTTAACGGCTAGGCTGTGACCATCTCCCGCAGCGATCTTGCTCCAAGTAGTTAATACTCCTACCTGTACCGGAGAAGAGGTGTTAGTGATGTTGCCTTGGCCTAGTGCTCCTGTGGAGTTCTTCCCCCAAGACCAAAGTGTGCCATCGGTTTTGATTGCAAGTTGCCAATACTCGCCTGCCGCAAGGGTATCCCAATCAACAAGTGCGCCCACTTGTACCGGAGAAGAGGTGTTAGTGGTGTTGCCTTGGCCTAGCTGACCGTTGTTGTTAAAGCCCCAAGAGTAAAGTGCTGGGGGCGCAACCGCGCCCGGCCAAGTAAAAGCACCAGCAGCCTGCCCTTGCGTCTGGATGTTCCACTTTCCTGAATACTGTGTCCACCCCGCCCCTGTTGCTAGAGGGTCTAAGCCGGGGTCCATAAACCCACCTTTATTGTCACCTATAGGCATGGTTAGCTCCTGACTAGCTAATTATTTCGTAACTTACGCTGTAGGTGATCTTGCTTGCTGTGCCGCTTGTTACAGAGATAGAAGTGCCTTCCATCAAGTAGATAGCAGTAGTCTTATCCACAACAATCAAAGTCGCATCAGCCGGTACGTTGATCGTAGAAACGATGGGGTACGCTGTGCCGCCTGAAGGAGCAGAACCTTGGGCAACCGCGCCGTTGGAATAAATGCTCACAGTGGTATCAACCGCAGAAGAGCCATCGACGTTAGCCGCGACAATTTGGTTAATCTTGTAGACCTTCCCGCTGCTGGCTGCGTTAGGCAGCAAAACTACTGCGGTATCCACTGCTGGGGTTAGGTAGGTTGTCTCACCTAAAATACTTGTTACTGCCACTATATTGGGGTTTGCCATTATGTTTCTCCTAGAATCCCATTACCATCGCAAGGGCGATGCTTAAACCTGCTGATATGCCGCTTGCGGCGGGTGTGGTTGAAGCCCACGTAGTTCCGTCTGAGGTGAGTAAATTACCTGTCGTACCCGGTGCTACCACTTGAACAGCAGAGGTTCCGTTACCAAGCACCACGTTGTTTGTTGTTAGCGAGGTGGCTCCCGTACCGCCGTTGGCTACAGGCAGTGTGCCAGTAATTTGCGAAGTAAGATCAACACTGCCAAGGGTTCCGCCAAGCGTGAAAGTGCCAGAGCTGGTAACTGGGCCTCCTGTAAGCGTAATTCCATTAACCGTTCCAGTTACTGCTACAGAGGTAACACTGCCGCCTATTTCAGTAGGATTAGCATTAAGTACCGCAGCACCTGCGCCAGCACCGTCGGTAACCACCAGCAGCTTACTGCCACTAGGGATGTCTACTGTAGCGCCGGAACCTTGCTTGATCGTGAGGGTCTGGCTGCCCGTTGTAGCGTTCTCAATCATCCACACCTTGGATATGGTGTTGGGGCCGAGTGTAATCGTGCGTGTAGCGGTTAGCGATACACCTGAGGTAAACTTTAAGTAGAAGCCTCGTGTAGCGTCAGCCGTTGCATCGGGCATGGTGAAGGTTTCATCAGCATCAGCAGCAATCTCTTTCGTGCCGTAGCTAAAACCATCAGTGACAAGCTCCAGATTAGTGTTGGTACTTACTCCCCATGTGCCATCTTCGTCGCCCGTGGTGATTTCTTTAAGTCGTAAGTTGTTAACATATGTAGCCACGATTATATTCCTCTACCATGATTAGGGTGATAATTATACTTTCTCTCGGCTGATTTTCGGGCAGTGGCTGCGGAAAATAAATCTTTAAACAGCCCAAGAAAGCGTCTTTCGCCTTCAGCGTTAATATATGCCCCCCACGATTTGTTGGGCTTAAACCAAGACACTCCCGTTACACCAGAAGTATTAGTACAACGTTTCTTGCCATTACGCGTGTTTTCTGCGTTGGTGACGGTTCTTAGATTAGACAGGCGATTATCGTTACGGACACCGTTAACGTGGTCTATTTGATGCTTGGGAAAACTACCGTGCATATAAAGCCATGCGAGTCGGTGGGCTTTATACTCTTTTCCCCGAATAATAATCCTCTGATACCCGTGACTGCTAAAACACCCCGCTAAACTCCCCGCTTGAGCGCGACTACCCGTAGGTTTCAGCCACGTAAAATCCCCCGTCTCTGGGTTATAGTTCAGTAGTTCTTTTAGCCCCGCCTGAGTAATCATCTTCAAACCCTATACTAGTTTAATGTGCTGCCACCGGCAGCAGGGACGCTTGTCGCGTAAATTCTTGTATTCTGTCGTAAGTTTAGTGCTTCGCCGCAATCTGAGCAAGTGTCGGCGGTTAATTCCGCCTCATCTACGTCATGACCACAATTAGCGCACAGGATCTCAATCTCATGCTTTGGGTCAATAGCGTCGCCTAATTTTACCGCTTTGTTTGTTGTCTTCATGTGTTTTCCTATGCCGCGATTTCTGTCCAGATCGTTCCCGGGTTGGGCACTATCTGACCCCAAATCAATACGTTACCTATTTCGACCGTTCCCTGTACGCCAATGGCGTATACATTTGCATTCGCCGATTCAGTTGTTTCGCCTAGTGCTGTGGTGCCTTGTACGCCGGTAACATCGACGTTTTGCTGCAATAGGACCGTAATGTTGCCAAGGGTAGCAGTGGCTTCTAGCCCTGTAGCGTCGAGAGAAGAATCTCCAATAACGCCCGCATCGCCTGCAACCCCCGTGGCTTCTACGCCTGTGACAAAAATATCAACTTCGGTTATCGGCCCTGCAATACCTAGCGCGCCCGTGCCTGTAACACCTGTAACGCCAACAATGGCAGCAGCATTAACAACCACCGTACCGACTTCGCCTGTGGCTGCGTTACCGAGAGCTTCTATCGCTCCATCGGCCTCTACTGCTATGTTGCCTAGGGCTGTGGTTGCCTGTACGCCAGTGACGTATACCCCTACGCCTTCTTGGACTTCAACCGAGCCTACTGCGCCTGTAGCAGAAAGACCTAAGCCCTCGCCCCACGCACCTTGGCCCCAGACTCCACGACCCCAACCACCTAGATAAACAGTAGCGTCCCAGACCGTATAAGCCGCAACGCCCGTGGCGCTAACCCCAGTAACCGATACGCTTTGGCTAATTTGCGCTTCAGCGCTGCCTAGAGCAGTCGTTCCTACAACACCTGTAACGCTAACAACGGCGTTACCTACAACACCTACGGTCCCTAGTTCACCTGTAGCAATCGGCAGGGCATTACCTTCGCCCCACGAATCTGTACCCCAAGTGCTAAATCCCCAACCGGAGAGTGGGACCGTAACATCAGCCATCTACTAGGCAATCCGAAGGATCG